TTCTGAAATACTCCAGTCCTGCGCACCGCCTCCGCTCTCAGGGTCTTATTGGCCTCCTTCAGCGTCCTGATCTGCTGCAGCGCTATCTCCGGGCTTTTCTTGGCCTGTCGCTCGTCTGAGTCAAGTCGAGCCTGCTCCAGCCTCTCCGACTCGATCTCTGCTCGGATCTCCTCGACTAGCGACCGGCGCTCTTCGGCTGCCTTCGCTGCTAGAGCTTCGGGGGTTTCAATCACCTCTTCGATGATCTCGGAGCCGTCTGCACCCTCCTCAACGACGACTGGATCCGCGCCGGGATCGACAGTTGCGGGAGGGGCAATTGCTTCGGATGCTGCGACGTCTGTGGACATTCTTACCTCGTGTTTGCTAGTTGGACTTCCTGATCTAAGATGTCTTGCATAAAGTCTCTGACCAGCCGCTCGTCGTTCGGAGACAAGCCAAACCATTCATCACGCTCCTGGTTCTCTTCGGCTTTGCGAGCGCTGAGAGCGTCCGTGAATCTGATCTGCGATGTGAACACCCCTCCCGATTCAGACACCCTACTTGCTTGCATTGCTGCCATCATGCGACCGGAGAGGCTGAGGTCACGCACTGCGGTCTGTCTGCCTCGCTTTTTGCGCTCTGCTGTGGCCATCGCGCTATAAGGATCCATCAGTTGATCTTTGATGTTGAGGCCTCGACCAACGCGCTCTTTGATGATGTTCTCGGCTTCGGTGCCTGACTCTTTAGTGGTTGCCTTGGTAATGGCTTGCATTTGATCTTCCACAGAGGTACCGGTTTGCTGGACTGTTATGGTTATCATGCCTCCAACTCCTCGCCGATCACAGGCTCTTCGCCGACCACCATCACCGGAGGCTCTTCCACAGCGGAGGCCTCATTTTGTTCGGCAAGTTCTTTCTCGTTTTCGTCAAACTCTTCATCAGTCCAACCCCAAACTTTGCGGAAAGTACGGCGCTTGCTCCATCCGTCGGCCATCAGTTTTTCGGCGAGTTCTGCTTGCTCGACCGGGTTCTGTCCGGGCGTGGTGTCGCCATACGAGACAGAGAGGATGCCTTCGGGCAAGAATTCACCGTCGTGCACATCGGCGACAACCACGGCGATATCGTAGATCAGACGCTCCCACAGAGCCCACAGTTCGCGCTGTTTATCCCGGCCCATTTCGGTCTCATGGTTCTCAATTCGGAGGGCATAGCCGCTGCTTGCCGTGGTGCGGGTGCCTCTGATCGAGTCAGGCGAAGGACCATCCTGAGAGACAACCGCTGCGGCCTGATTCAGTAGTGTCTCAAGATGCTCTCTGAGGTTGGCTTGCATGTCCAGCACTTCAGCACCGGCGCCTTGCCCTCGCACCGTGATCGCCTTGCTTGGGTCTGATGCCATTGTAGACAACTGATCGTCGTGTTTGTCGCTGCGAATCACCAGTTGTTTAAAGCTTTGGTGATGCCTGAGGTGGTTATGGTCGGTCAGGTTGACACCGGCCTGTAGGGTGGCTGTGCGCAGATGCTCTGTCTCTCGGTGAGCCCAAATACCCGCAACGGGTAGGGCTGAGTGACATAGCACGTAGGGAATCATTCCGTAGGGGTTGTCACCTTCGCCCGTGAATTCCGGCGCGACGTTAAAGGCCGGATCCACAACGAGATAATCTTCATCAGTCCAGATAGCCCACCTCGTATCTGATACCTGCACAATCAGCAAAGAGAGCCGGATCGCACTGTCAGGGTGTGCAACGGCGAGGATCTTGTCCACAGGGATGACGTCCAGCGCAATGTTGCCAACGTCGTCGATCATAGGACCGATCAGGATCTCCCCGGTTGCATAGCAGAGGCGAGCAGCCCGATCCAACGCCATGCTGAGCATGCCCCGGTTCTCGTAAGGCGAAAGGTCTGCCTCTGCGTTATCGATGAGGGTCCGGGTTGATGGTACGGCGTAGATATTTGCGAGGGTGTCAGCGGCTTGCCTGAGAGGGTTGATGCTGGTATCGAGGCGTGAGAGCAGTTTGCTGTAGTTGTTGTCGCTGAACAGGCTCTTGAGTTGCCATGCAAGCTGGTCGCTCCAGTCATGCTGGTACATTTCGCGAAGTTGTTGCACATCCAAGCGCCGATCGTCCTCAGCTTTGAGGCTCCACATGTACCGGAGTTTTTTCAACTGTTTTTCATCAAATGGCATGGTTCAGACCGTTCCGATCAAGGATGCGCCAATGTCGAACAGATTCACTATAGCATATCTGAGGGCATCGCGCGAATGCTCGAACTCGCCATCTTTCAGGGGATGCTCTTTATACTCGGTATCTTCGCGCCTTTTTGGGTACTGAGACATTTGCAGAGCATTAATAATCCCTCTTTTGTTTCCCATCAGATGTGAGTCAATATATAACGACGTTGCCCCACCTGCGTCAAGGATCTTGGATCGGATCGCCTCGATTCCGTTGGGGATATCTCGGCACGCTGGATCGGTTGTCCACTCGCAGATGAATTTGTTGTCTTTGTGCTCCATGATATCCACATCCCGGATCCCGGTCTGGACGGATCGAGCATTGGCAGCCGGATCCACATAACAGGTCGTGCAATCCCAGTTCGAGCGAGCACAGAGCTGGCGCATCATCGGAGCAAGTTGAGAGGTCGGTGTATCGTCTGGATTGATCTCGCCAATGACGTGCAGACAGTCAGGAACGTTGTGGCGATGACACCACGGAAAGACCTGCATAAACATCGAGGAGGGCTTTCGATACCCCGGATCGAGCGCTGCTAGCACAGGATAGCCGAGCATTTCCAGATCGTGCTGTACATGAATATCTGTGGAGAAAGTGGGGAATACGGCGCCTTCGATCACGCCGTACTCAGCATTGACATACTGCCTGTACACCGCTTCTGAGTATGACTTTTTGAGCCTCGCGAGGAACGGATCCACGTCGATGTAGAAGTTGTCAGCGGTGCGAATCAGAAAGTCCTCCCGATCCTCGTCTTGACTGCAATCACCGAACTCATCGTATAACCAGCCCATTGAAGGGGTAGAGGTGAGGATGATAGACTTGCGCGGGAAATGCCCTCTAACTCGGGCGTTTGTGATATTCCACGACTCCCTGCGCATGTAGCGCGGCTCATCTAGCCATGCCCATCCTAAATTGCTACCTTCTAGAGAAAAGGGATTGTCTGCTGATGCATAAAAGACCTTAGCGCCCCAGCACATTTCCATCCATTTCTCTTGTTTGTTCTCAGCCATGATCCAGGGCTTTGCTAGCTTCTGAAATTCCCGCAGAGAGACCCGTGTCAAGATATTCCACGTCGGCGCTATCAGCATCCCATCAGCAGGCCGGTTGTCATAGCTGAGCTGTATTGCCTCAGCTGCGCCCGCTATCGTCTTGCCTGCGCCAACGCCGCCCCGAAGATACCGGATCGGTGCGCTGGACTGGTGAAAGGGAAGTTGATCGTCTCGTGGGGTGTAGGGCATTTCGTAAGGCGGGAAGGTGGCTTTGACTTTTCGGGCTTTGAGGCCCTTGCGACGGCGCTTCCTACAGAGGTATTTAGTTTTGCGGCGCCCTTGCCTCTGTGAGCTCATTGCCTGCCTCGTCGGCGTCTATCTCTTCGATCATGGCCAATTTATCCACAAGAACGCCGATCCCGATCGCTCTGTTTTTGAAGGATTCTGACTCTATGCAGGCGAGGTCGATAGAGTTGATTGCGATCTCTATCTTCGACATCAGACACCTTGAGATGTGTTCTCGCATCATCTCAGCCATTTCCTGGTTTTCATCTTCGCTTTGAGCCTTCAGAATTCTGGAAATGGTCTGCTGAGTCGTGCCGATGCGCTCTGCGATAAATGGCTGCTTGTGACCAAGAGCACGGAGAACACGAACCTCCTCCTTCTCCTCAATGGTGATGTGTCGCTTCGCCCTGGCTTTCTTTTTTTTAGTTGCACACATGGCTACTCAGAGGCGGGAGGCTTCGGAAAACTCGGCAAGCCCAACCGCTTCATAATCTGCCCGCTGATGAGTTGGAGTCCAGCGCTAGCCATTCCGGCATTGTACGCCATCGCAGCGGGATCTTTCTCCCACGCTAGCAGGTCAATGCTCTGCCGCATGCAGCCGAGCGCTTGAATCATGGCCTTGTGGCAATCGAAATGGGATGGGGCCATCCCGCTAGCTAGTATTTCCGCAAAAAGATCCTCGCCCGTGGCGATCTTCTCCATCTCGGCCCTCTTGAGCGCCGTGATCTCTGCAATGGCATCCGGGAGGGGCTTTGGGGGCACAACTCCCGCAGCCTTCAAGGCGTCCGCAACTGCCGTGCTCCCAAATGGAATCGCAGCGATTTTCCTGACTCGGGTGGGTGGTGGATCTGGAGAAGGTTCGTCGCCTGGTGCTGCATAGCAGGCAGCACCAAAAGCAGGTTGCTCGTCTGTGGACATGCGGATCCTCCGTTGGAGGGGTTGCCCGTGCTGGTAGGTGTTGATCTTGTTGAGAGCGGGGCAACAGGAGGATCATAGCAAGGAGGGAGGGTTGTTGTCAAATCAGACGCCACAGACACCGGAGCACTCCCAGTCAAACAAGCCCATCTGATTATCAGAAAAGTCCACCTGCTCTATTGGGATCAAGTGCTTAGTCAAGTAGGGGCGCTGCTTCAGGCAGCCTACCCTCCCGTGCTCATCATGAGCCTTGTTCAAGGCTCGCTCCATGTCTAGCACGCTCTCCCAGTCAGCGGCG